GTCATCAACCTCTCTCAACATGTTGATACAAGCGTCAAAGGCATCGTCGTTCAAAAATATGGAGTCGTCGCTTACTTCTACATACGGTGCGTAGGGACCAATCTGGTCCTTGTAAGGCGTTGGGTTTCCGTTCTTGATCTGATTCTCTACCTTCCTGTCGTGTTCTCTGCTCAACCACTTAAAATCAAGATATCCTCTTTCCTGAAACCAGAGATTCATCCTGAAAATCTCATGTGCTTTTGTGCTGCCGTGGTCGGAGAAAACAAACAGATCAATGTCGTTACCCATCGCAACGGTCGCCATAAGTTCCGCGTTCAAATGGGCCAGCAATTGTTCGTAATGTCCACCCGATTGAAACCAGTGGGTAAACGAATCTAAGTTCCTGAAACCAATGAAAAACGCATCAGCAAGATCGTTGCGAATAAAATGCCTGAAAGTAGCAAACGTTAAGCTTGCATCGTCCATGAACCCGTGCAACGCTTTTTCCGGCGGGTCTATGTGTCCCATATCAATACCAACCGAAGGAAACGTTAGGGCGGGGAGTGGTACTTCCCCACTCCCGTCCATATTCCCACCGCCACAAACCCCCATCTTCAAGCGTTGATTCGCGGTAAATGGAACCCCCCACGAAATAACCCTCATCCTCTTTGAAACCTTTTCAAGAATGGTTTCGCCTATGGGGCGTTGGCGGGTTGGCTTGTAAAGGCGAACAGGGCTTATAAGTCCGTGTTCACCAGGAGACTTGCCCGTAAGAATGCTTCCCATCTCTGTCGGTGTGACGCATGGGAAATTACACTTGTACTTACCTAACTGAATGTCTTTAGTGAAACCAAATGCTTTTCGAGGGTCCAGCGCATCTAAAAAAACTACAACCTTCTTATTCATTTCTTATTGTGCCTTCGGATAGTAAAGAGCTTGTTTGTCAAATGACAACGTTGGGATTGACAGCGTACACTTCGGACTGGCCGAAGTGTTGTGGATAAACTTCGCCCGTGCCGTAACGACGTTGGTAGAACCTGTCAATGCGGCTGTCATGTCTTTAGTTGTCGTACAGGACGTTGTTTTTGTCGTACCTGAGGTCGAAGTCGTAGCAGCGGAACCATTAATCAAAATGGTAGCATTAATGCTGACAGAAGCAGCACACTTGCCAACGGCTTTGGCTTTCAGGTAGTGAACCGGCTGAGTGATCGTTACTTTCTTGGTCAGTGTTGCGGTCACACCGCCCGTTGTAAAAGCAGGGCTTGTTGTTGTTGCCGCTGTGCCGGTCTGTTTTGAGGTGCTTTTCTGAAGAGTGCCAGCAGCGTTTCTGAGCGGCAGATATACGCCACCCGTGCTGCCGATAATGTCTCTCTCAAGCCCCCTCGCACCAACCGCGAAAGCTGTCTCTACAGACGCTCTCTTAAAATTACTATAATTTGCCATACTTATCTCCTTGAGGGGGACAGGGCCCCCTCTTTAATCTTATGCGGCACCAGGAGAACCAAACACACCGCGTTTATCAGCACAGCCCCAAGAAGCACGGAACGTTGCTTTAAAACGTGCGTTTTCAGTATCCCACTCGTTGTCCATACCAAACTCAGGAGCGCGACGGCTGTAATGGATCAGGCCATCAGGAATGTCCGTAATAATGAACCAAGCATCCTCGTCTGTCAGGTAATGATTCACAACATACCCGCCAGGAACAGCCTTGGAATGTTTAACCGCGTTCACAGCGTTATTGGCAGAATCGTACTGCAAGGTAGACTTGAACAGTCTTTCAGCTTCGAACATCTCACTCGGATGGCAGACAAGCTTCTTTGGACGAACCGCAATGGTCAGCCCCTTGTCGCTCTTGAACTGAGTGGCAATGTCGATACAGGCCTGCTCAACGGCAGCTTCACTCAGGTCGGCGGAAGTAGACAACTCGTTGCGCCAAGTTCCACCACTGTAATAGGGCAGATCGTCAGCACAGAGTTCTTTGCCGTCACCATAGGTGTAGCTTGAATTGAACGCTCTGTTCAGAATGTTTGCAGCAACGGTTTCCTGCGTCTGCCGGATGGAAAACGCAAGTGCTTTTGCTCTCTTTACAGCCTCTGTAGGAGCAAGGCCGTCTTCATACAACTCACGGGTAATTTTGAACATCAACCCGTAGGTCACATGGGTAAAACGATCAATGAAACCCTGTCCGGTATCTTCAGCGGAAATTGCAGCGCCCTCAGTTTTTACCGGTACAAGGCCGAAACCCTGCATCCCAACGGCCTCCTCAAAAGCCCTGGAAGAGTTTCTGGTTTCAAAAATCTGGGTGTGTTCTTCGGGGTATTCCTTGTAAGAAACACCGTATGCCGTTTCCACCCCAGGCCACAAAAATTTTGCAAATGAACCACTAGCAACAGTCATTATTTCCTCCTATGCCACAACGTTCTCGTTGCGATAGAGATGCTCATTAATGCGAACCAGCCATTTAGCATTGGTCCCAAGAGCGTTGTCTTCCCTATCCACGAGTCGCATTACTTGTAGTGTACCGGCAGAATCGGCAATATCTGAACTGTCCAATTCCATCGCGCTCTGACCAGTTGTGCTATTTCCAGAACCGGTTGCAACATCAGCCATTCCGTAAACGGCACCAGCGGTCAAAGCACCGCCAGTAGAGTCTTCCTGAATCTCAAACCAAACATCAGGATCGTCCACTACAGCGATATACATTGCTGTAGAAGCAGGACAATATTGACCAGTGTTCAGGTTCGCAGTATTTGCGGCAAGCTGCGGAGTGTTACCGAAACCGATAGCCACTCCAACGTTGTCTTCTTGCCCCGTAGCATGTGCTTTAACTGCGGGGTATTTGCCAGTAGTTTCATCGTTTCCACCATCAGCCTGCACCAAGTCTCCACGATAGATAGCAGCATTGTCAGAAGCAGAATGATAGTAAATCCTGAACATTCCGTTCCAAGGGTTGCCGTTCCCGTGGCAAAAAGGCTTTAGACCAAAAGGCTTGTCTGTATTTGCCATTGTTTTTCTCCCAAATTATTGAATTTTTATACCGGCTTCTCCACGCGGTGCTCTCAGGTTATCCATTTGAGCTTTTCGAACAAGTTCCGCTTCGGAGGAGTCGTTCATTTTTTGTTTTTCAGCGTAATCTTCTTCGTACCATTCCCGCTTCTTTCTCATCAAAATGCCAGTGACTCCATTGCCTACGGGTTTCTCGATTGCACTACCTGGCGATGATGGATTACCTACATACTTGTCTCCAAGTTTTTCAGATCCCTTAACTACTTCCCAACCAGCCGCAAGAAACATATCCACTCTCCCTTCGGTGTCGTTCACAACCCGATAGATGAAGTTTGGGTCTTTCTTCCCGAACGACAAAACATTGCGGTTTCCAAGAGGAACACGTTTCGGTCTTCTCTGCGGTTTTTCTTCTAACACAAAACCCCCCTCTACTTCCTTCACTTCTGTTTCTTTACCATCTTTCTTTAAAATAGCCTGTCTTGATGCAGCACTCGCTTTATTCGGAAAAGGTTCTCCGTCACTTTTTGTTATCATTTTTCTCCCTCCCGTAGTTTCTGAGCGTAGTCGTCAAGCGACTCGAATAGTTTTTGTGCAACGAAGTCTTCACCGATTCTGCGTTCTACATGAGTTAAATCTCTCGCAGTGAACTTCTTCTTTGTCGGTTTCGCCCGTTGCTTCGTGTTCGCTACAGGGGGAACGTTTGGAGTTGAAGGCTTTTCAGGCAGTTTCTCGTCAAACTCGTCCGCAAACTCTTCTTTCACAAGCTTTGTCACTTTCTTTAAAAATCTGCTTGGAGAAGCAGCCTGAAGAGCTTTTAATTCGGGTACGTCTAAAAGGTTGTCCGCGTACCGCTGCATCTCTGGATATTCTGTGTACCACTCATTTTCCGTAAGCCACTCTTGAAACTCTGGCGGTGGTCCATCCGATTTAGGTTTTTCTCTCAGCGCCTCTTTGTTCTTGTCTATTTTGTCGTCAAGAGCCTCTACATCGTCAACCCTTCCGTCCTCAATAGCTTCTCTGCGCTGTAGTTTCAGGTTTTCAATCTCTGACTTTAGTAGTTCTATCTTTTGTTTTTGAGATTCTTCCGCGCTTCGTTTAACAGCATCGACACCGGCCTTTACCGCAGATACTTCTTTTCTCAAAGACTTCACGGTCCGGTTAAGCGCGTCGTTAATGCCCTTTGTATTGCGGATAAAATCTTCTGCGCTGATAGCATCGTCGCCATCATAGTCAGGATTCCAACCAAACTCTTGAGCAAGAACCTCAATCTTGTCGGGTTCTTTTGGTTGCTCTACGGGGTCGTCAGCAATCTCTTCAACAACTTCTTCTTCAGCCATCTTCTTCTCCTATAACCGCCAAAACATCCTCATCGTTAATAATACGAAAATCCCTGCTTCTATCCTCAAAACCCTGCAACCGAAAACCACCGTATTTTGCAAAGATAATCCGCGTCCCAGGATCAAAACCACCAGCGACATCGACTTGCGCGGTCGGTCCAATTCTCAGGACGGTCCCCTGTGTAAGTCGCATTTGTTCTGCTACCCTTGAAGTTTCTGGGATAAAAATCCCCCCAGAACTCACAGACTCGGCCCTATCAACTTCGATTAAAATTTTCGGTCCCTCCGGCCAAACATCCGGTATTTCCTTCATTCCTCATCCTCCGGCTTAAATTCTATGATTTCCAATAAAGTCCGTGACCTACCAGACTGTCTTGCATAACGAAGTGACGTTCCGTATGGGTCTGTTTCATCCAGCAAACTACCGAAAGCCATCTCGTTCGCTATTACCGACAACTCTTCCTCAAGACATTGGAGGAACTTCTCCCATGTTGGGTTGACTCTGAGGAGCGACCATTCCTCCGCTGTTATTGACTCCAACATTTATTGCCCTCTTTCTCTGTTCTTCCATTTGTTCCAACTCAAAGATTTGTTCCAAAAGTGAAACAAGCCTGTCTTCGTATTCTCCTAACTGAACGCCGTCTTCTGCCGCTTCCGCGTCAGCTATTGACTTCATTGCATCTGCACGAAGCTTGACCGCCTTTTCTCGCATTTCTCGAATTTTTGCAGACACTTCGGCGTCTTTTATGCGGACCTCAGCAGCCCTTAGTTGAATCTCCTGTTCCTTAACAGCAATCTCACGCATCTTGATTTCAAGCATTGGGTCGGGTGGCTGTTGTTTCGGAATGAACCTGTCTATATTGGGAATCTCAAGTGCTTCCATGTAGAAGCGGTTGATCTCCATTTCGTCCAAGCCCCTCCCAGCCATTTGAAGTAATGCTTGAGCTTTTAGATATTTCTGTGTTCCAGTAACGGCAGCAGCGGTACTAACAGGGGTAATGTCGTAATCCGTCTGTACAAAGTCGGCTAAGTTCGCTTCAGGGTCGTCAACAACGTTTAAATACTTTTCTTCGTCAAGATATTTTGCGTCGAGCCTGTGGACTTTCTGGAACTCTTTTCTCAATCCACGGTAAACTCTTTTGTAAATGCCCGAAAAGACTTGCAAACCCTGTTCGATAAGGGCCAAGGTGGACGTCGCTGGTACGTTGTGTTGCTGTTGGTTCCCGCTTAGAAGTTCTGACTGAGAGGACAGTTCTTTGCTTGCCTGAGTCAAGAACCCCAATAGCTGAAACAAAACAGAGGAAGGTTCTCTCAGCGGTAGCGGGAAGATTGACTTTCTGAGGTCGTCACCGGTCGTTTGAATTTGTTTCCATTCACCACGCTTAAACCTTAACGGTCCAGATTCACCACCCCTTCGAAGCCTTACGCCCTTACCGATAAACCCAGACTGAGAATTGGCCTTAGAACCAGCATCGATAAGTTGGTTAAAAAGAGTGTTGATTGAATCGTTTATCGGACCCAACAAAATACCGAAGCCCATGCCGTAAACACCACCGTCAAAACTCGGCATGAACATGTATTCTGTAAAATATTCAACGGGTTCGATGCGGACAACTTCTTCGTTATCGTTTATGATAATCCCGTTCTCTTCGTAGCGAGCGTAAATCCTGACAACTTTTTGTGTCTCTTGGTGTACGGTCACGACATACGGTTCTTCGTAGCCGTCGCCGTCAAGGTCTAACGTCCTGTGCTGTTCTAAAAAGGTGTGACACCCGTTGTCGTCTTGCCTATGCGGTTTTACAATCTCTTCAACGTCAAGGAACGCACCGGAACGAACATTCTCGATGTATTCGTTGTGCGTCATGTACAAGATATGAGTTTTTCTCGGTGTCTTATCAAACGACGCAGAATCGTAATACATTACAAGGTCTTCAGGACTTACCCTGTCAATACAGACCTTTTTCGAAATGGGATCGTAATATGTCTTTTTGTAGTAATTCCCTAAAATTGAGTGCAAAAAAAGCAGTTTATCAACGTCTTCTTCCCAATTATCAATGTCTTCCATGAACTGCCAGTTCATAAATTGGGAAACCCTGCGACCCCTTGCAGCCTTCCTTCCTTCTGGGTCTTGGCCTATCGGCTTTTGCTTTACAACTTCTCCGTCTTTTACAATCGCGGGTAACGCTCTTGCTGCGTATTGAATAGCAGCAGAAGCGATTGTCGGATATTTAACGTCAGAAACTCTTTCTCCCGCAAACGTCCTTCCATCTTTAATCTGTTGCGCAAGTTTCAGACCGGCTTCGTTGTTCTCTTTCCAGTCCTCCCTCGATTCTTCGTCAAGGTCGTACTCTTCAATGACAAGAGAAGCGATTTCGTCGAGGTCGAGATCCCCCTTAATTTCAAGCTCTGCTATGTTCGGTGACTTTATGTAATCGTAGAGGATCATTTAATACCCTGTCGTAGCGTTGACCGCTTCTTGGTAGTATTCCCCCTCATCGTACTCGTAGGGGGGTGTGTATTCAGTCTCTAAAAGAATCAGCCGATAAAGATTCTCAGGCATGTCGTCGTCTATTTTTTGAGCCTTTTCGCGCTCGTCATCAGAAGGCTTTTCCCACATCAGCCCTTCAACTTCTCTGATGGTGTAGACAAGATCGTTGATAAAAAAGAGGGACGCTTCCTGGTTTTCAGACATTAGATGCTCTTTAACCATCAAAATGCCAGTGTCTTTGTTCTTACTAGCCGTTTCTAGTAAGTAATCGTACCTTTCAAGAACAGCGTTGACCTTCTCATACGTAGACCCCGTAGGATCGTTCGTGTCGCCCTTGCTTAAAGGATCGATAATAATCCTATTGACACGGTAAACACCCCACTGAATCATCCTGACGATCTCTTCAGCGACCATCTTGCCGTCACCGTGCATACGAATCTCGTTTATGCAGTACTTCACGCCACGAGGGTTCGTAGCAAGAAAGAGAACTGAGTGCGGTTTTCTTGGGTGCGTGTCAATGGCGATGTCTACGGGCCAGTCAAGAGGAACCCTGAACCTGTTCACACAATGGATCTGACGCTTGAACATCGGGTAAACCAGACCTTTTTTGTAACGAGGAATACCCTTGATTCGTATCTCTCTTTCTTCTTCGGTCA